CCCAGTAGTGTTTGACTACACCATTCTTTTGTAGTAGTGCGTCCTTGAACCAAGAGTATATAATATTAAACCCAGGGTTCTGTCTCATTATTACATAATTAGTATAGCTTGTAGCTTGTTTAGCCATATCCACATCTTCAGGACCTTGTGGTTCAAACTGAACTACCTTATCCCCGCCTGTAAATATCTTCATTAGGCTAGGCATAATCCATTCTATTACATCAGCTACATCTCTTGTGACAATCTGGGAGCGACCTTCTTGCTCGTTACCATACTTCTTACCATAGTACCTATCTAAGGCATCGGTCCTTTGTTGGGTTAACTTACCATCACCATATCCTAGTGCACTTTGTATCTCATGCTCTACATGTTGTGATAGTTCACTCTTTGTCATTTTTGCCATAAATTATTCCGTGTAACCCCTCGTTAGAGGGGCTATGATTTTATCTAGCTAACACCGCAAGGAGTAAAGCTACAGTAAGTAATATAGCAAACATACATACTACTTAATCTTTACTTTCTTTACTTTACTTTCAGGCTGGTCTAGTTCCATATCTACTGTAAGAACTCCATCCTTGAACTTAGCGTTAAATACTTTAAGGTAATCAACTAAAGCCCACTGTCTTGTGAATGCTCTTTGTGCTATACCTTTATAAACAAAACCACCTTCCTCTTCATCAGAGGTATTTCCAGAAATTTTTAGAGTGTTGTCTTTAACTTCCACATCTAAGTCAACTTTATTGAAACCAGCTAATGCCATCTCAAGTTGGTACTTGTTGCCTTCTGTCTTTTTTATATTATATGGTGGATATTTTGGTAATTCAAAACGTGTAAGGTCGCTGAGTTGTTCAAATACATCATCGAAGCCTACCGTTAAATTTTTAAATGGGTCAAACATTGTTAAGTCTTTCATACTTATTCTCCTTTTATTAAGCGAGGTTTAAAAATGAGATTCTCTTAATTGAGCAATCTCGGTGTAATCCTATTTCTTTTTGTTAATAGGATATTTTGTTTCTTCTTTAGGGGTAGGGACTGTTTTAATTATTTCCTTTAAGTCCTTAACATCCTTATGTAATTCTTCAATTTTGTTTATTAACCACTGTGGGTTTATGTTCATATGTTCTCCTATACTACCCAAGATAAATCTTGCTTAGGTAAATCCCTTGACCAGACACTTTCGTTCCCTGTAAATACTGGTTCTGTTACACATAGATACCTGAAAGCATCACTAGCATGTGAGGTCCAATCATGGACAGGCTTCTGGCTCCATATCTTCTTCTTATCATCATAACTACTTCTATACTGTAGTAATGCTTCTAAGCCCTTCTTGGTTTTTAACTCATCAAACCAACATTTATTTAATGTAGTTCTGACAGCATCAATACCATCCATAACCTTTAACTTTGGTGCAACCTGGAAGTCTATACCTAAACTAAAGGCTAGGTCCTTTCTACTTTTACCTGTAGAAAATTCCCTTACCACTATATCGTGTGGGGCAATATGTGCACCATACCTATACTCTTTGTGGTTTAATACATCTATGTAGTGTGGTAATCCTTCGCCACTACTCTCATAATAATCTATAATATTTATAGCTTTACCATCATACTGTGCAAACCATATACTGGTGCTATCAGAGACCCCAAGGTCCCAAGCAGTTACTACTTGTTTAGATGGGTCATAAGGAACCTTACCAACCCTACCCTCATCATACGCTGCTTCAATCTCCTTAGCATAATATGCACCTCTAAGTGCAGCAGACCAAGAACACTCATACTCTTGTTCAAACTCCGTATCCGCCATATCTTGCTTAGCGAGTTCCAACTCCTCATCATCTAATATCCCCGTTTCACTAGCTTTAAATAAAAATCTCTTCCAACCCTTTTTGTCATTAGTAGAATGATATAAGTCATAAAACTCATTCTTCCCCTTGGGTGTACCAATAAAGACTGCCCATCCTTTTCTATCTGATAGTGCTGGTCTTATAACCTCTGAGTACATCTTAGGGTTCATCTGGGCATACTCATCAAAAATAACCCCATCGAGGTAAATTCCCCTCAGAGTATCTGGATTATCTGCCCCATATAACTGTATCCTGGCACCCATAAAGTCAGCTCTTAATTCAGCCTCATTGAACTTTATATCAGGAAAATCTATTAACAATCTCTTTAATTCATCCCAAGCTACAGTCTTCGCCTGCTTAAATAAAGGAGCTAAGTAAGCATATCTAGGTGCTTTCTTACCAGTTTGTAAATCCTCTACTGCTGACTTAATCATTTGATTAATAGCAAATACAGTTTTACCAAATCTCCTATGGCAGACAACTACATTAAACCTAGCTAACTCTATATGTAATTTAGCTTGTAATTCTCTAGGCGTATAGGGTATTACTACGCCCTTACGTTTCTCCTCTCCCATTTAACTCCTTAATGTACCTTTTCGTCTTTCCTTCTATTAGCATCTGCTATGTCTTCTTCATCAGCAGACCAGCTAACGTCAAAGTTTCTGTCTTCATGTACAATATGTTGCTTAGGTGTCCATCCTGCCTGTGTCTTTAACCAGAATGTAGTCATTGCTGCACTCTCTCCAGACATTGCCATCTCGTATGCCACACCTGCCACCCTAGCAGTTCTTTGTTCTCTAGCAGTTTCTAATGTATGCTTATAGTATTTAAGTAAGGTTGTGTTTGAAATCCCCATAATCTTACTTATTGTGTGCTGGTCTAACCCAATAATAACCATTTCCTCTACTTTACCGTAGTCATCATCAGTAGGTGAATATGTTTTTCCTTTAGGTCTTCTACTAACCTTTCCACCAGCAGCTCTACTAACTTTTCCGTAGCCTTCTCCTTTTGTTTTCTTTATGGTAACTGTTACATCGGAAGGTTTCTTGCCAGTAACGGAAGCAGCCTTGAATTTAGCATCTTCTTTCAATTCTTTTACTAAGTTATTTTCTTCTTCTTTGGATACTATTGTACTCAAATTCTTACCAGGACTTTTTATACTCATAATTAATTCATATAGTAATATAATATATTATATTATACAGTAAACATCATTAATTGGTAATAATAAATGTAACATAATATATATATACTTAGTATTCCTAGATTTCCTAGGTTTTGCATTTAACTTTTATTGATGATTAATAATGCTGACTCTAGTTAATTCTAGTTAATCTAAGTATATAATAAATAATATACATATTATACCATAAATGTCTAAACTATGTAGAAGTAATCTACACATTTCTTAGGTCCGAAACCAAAAATACTAAATTTTATTTATGGGATGGTTCGACTTTTTTTATTTTTTCCACGAAAGGGTGGGTAGGGGTGGCTATATTAGGACATTCTTATATTATACCTTGATTATATTATGAGTACCTTGTATTAGGGGATGGTTATATTAGTAATACCTCATATTAATTATTCCTTATATTATGACTCGGTTATATTAGGGTGTCATTGTATTACTTTATTATTATATTAGAGTATGCTTATGTATATTTATATTAGGACATTATTATATAGTTATATCTTTGTATTATTAAATCATTATACAGTTGTATTAGTGTATTGTTATATCCTAATATTAATAGTTATTTATATAATTGTTTTATAATATTAGAGCATTAGTATATCATTGTATTACTATATTCTAATGGGAATATTAGGTCAATATCAAGACAATGTCCTGCTTTTAGCCCTTATATAGTAGGGGCTTGACATTTATATCAATCTATGCGATAATGTTTACATCAATCAAGTAACAAGATTGATTCAAACATCAGGACTTTGTCTTGATGAGGAAAAAGTAAGACATTGTCCTGATTTTTTAACTTAATATGAGGTAATAAAATGACAGATAATGAATTATATATAAGTTTTTTGAAAGAGAAAAATGACGGAGTTTCAAGACAACAAGACATAACAGATAGGATGGCAACTCCTGAGGGCATTGAGAGACTAGTTACACTTGCCACTGATTTGAAAGAGGTTAAAGCCTTATCAAATGGCTCTCTAAAAAAACAGATTGAAAGAGCATGCAAAGTACTTAATATTGACAAACTTACATTGCATGTAAATAAGAAAGGCGAGAAATGCTCCATCAGTGCACCATATGTTAAATCTGGTGGTCAAGATGCCCTTACTAATTGGCTTTCAAAGTATGAAGCGATGTTTGAAAAATATGCAAGTCCTGAAAATTTAGTAACAAGACAGGAATTTGTCAGCAAGATGATAGAAGAAAATGAGATACTGGCAGCAGCATATGAAGAAAAAGAAAGATTAGCAGCATAAGACAAAGCCCCTAGAAATAGGGGCAGTTGTTGTGCCTAGAAATTATGGTATATTGGTACTTATAAAGTGTTAATATACATATTTTTTAAAATTGTTGGTTAAATATAATGGATAACCAAAAATAGCAAGACATTGTCTTGATTTTAAATTTAAATAAGTGAGGTATATAATGGATAAAAAAGAAGTACAACAAGAAACAAAGGAAGATAAGATTAATTTCCTAGTGCATGAAGCATTATTAGGAATTGCCAGTCATAAAAGAAAATTCTATTGGGATGGATTGATTAAACATATGACATTAAAGACCGATAGAGAAATAGATAAACTCTTTTATAAATTAGTTAATGATAAATAGGAGCGATTATGTATAAAAGAGATGCTTATATAATTAAGCGTCATGGTTTAAAGAATGCTGATGGATTAGTTAGGATAATGCAGTTTACACAATGCACAATTCAACAACCATTGAGCAGTTGTTACAAACAAATGCTAGACATAGATAATAAAGGATTACAATCTATTGCATTATGGGGTAACAAAAGAAAATCTTTAGAGTATACAATAGCCAATAAGGATAAGTTATATAAAACTATTGTTAGATTAAAGGATAAAACTAATGACGTAGGGGCAATAACAGAATTAATGTATATGCTAACTGAAGTACCTAATTTAGGTATGGTCAAAGCAGGTTTTGTATTGCAGATGTTAGGATTTAATGTGGCATGTTTGGATAGTCATAATCTAAAAAGATTAGGCATGAAACCTGCTGATGTGAGCCTATCTAAAGGATTAAAAAAAGATACAAAGATTAAAAAGATAAGTAAGTATATAAAATTTACACAGAAAAAAGGTACTGCTTATTGGTGGGATAGTTGGTGTGATTATGTTGCAGGTAATATAGGCAATAAGGCTCTGACTAATGGAGATATGGTAAGTGAGTTCCATGTCAAATGTATAATAAGATAAGGAGTAGTAATATGACAGAAATACTGTATACTAATGAGTTAGTAAGTGAGTGTTGTGGTGAACCAATGTTCGATGAGATGCCCGATAGGTGTCCGAATTGTTGGGATAACTGTTGTGGTGAACCATTGGAACAAGATGAGCACCACCTTGAACGTGATAATTTTATAACAAGGAGAATAAAAGATGAGTAAATGTAAGTGTTATGGGTGTGCAACTATGAGGCATCCATGTGAGCATGATGTTATGGACTATTGGTATTCATATAGTAAGACAGATGAATACAAGATAGAGCATAGTGTAGTGCGTGGTAATGAAAGGGATTACAAGGTAGTTAATGTGCAAGGTAATCCTTGGGATTGTAATGTGTCTATACCTGATGACACCCCAAGTGAGATGGATGCTTGGTTAAAAAGTATAGGGAATTAATAACAGGAGGTAATTATGATAGACGGAGCAGTAGCAAGTTGGAAAGAGAAGCACCAAAACTTTGTGCTAGGTTTCTTTCATGGATACACTGAAGGTTTTATATGTGCATTAGACTTTGTCGAAGCATGTGCTGATGACCATGTAGGATACACATTACTTTTTGATGATGATAATGTGGTGAGGTTCTGCCATAGGTGGGAGAACTTTCAGTTCAGCGTGGATTGGATAGACGAGGAGCAGTATGAGGAACTCAAGGAAGCAAGGGAGTACCTCGGTGGATAAAGTAAAGTGGACTTCAGAACGAGGTATAGGTATAGAAGAACCAAAGAAGCCTATACCTCAAGGTACTAGTTGGATAACTAGATTATTAAAATTTATAAGGAGGTATGATGAAAAGTTTGGTTGATAAAATTAAAATAGATATGCCGAATAAGGCGTTGAATGATGCAGTTGAGGGTAAGGTACAGGGTATGATGGAAAGTACCGAGGAAATCAAACCTCGTGCGTCTGAGGTCATAGATGATGACAGTATCATAGGTATAGGTAACCATATTTATAAACTAATCAAGGAGTATGAGGAGATAAAGAATGGCAGAAAATAAAATATATGGAGAGCATTATTTAGGTATACCTATTAACCCACCCTATCAAAATGGTGTGTTAGTTAGAAATAATGCAGGTGAAAACTTTCCTCCTAAAGTATTAAATAAAGATGGTAAGGCTGTGCCTTATAAAAGATGGGAAGATAGGCACTTTTCTGGGTCTCCAGGCAGACCAAAGAAATATAATACAGACGAAGAAAGAAAGGAAGCTAGAAAAATATACCGTGCACGAGCAAAAGAAAAGAAAAATAAAACCAGTAAAGGAGAATAATTATGGTAAAGAATATACAAGAACAAGAGACGTTTGACTGGATATTAAAATTAAAAAATGATTTAGTACGTGTTAATCGTAGCATAAAGAAAGAAGAGGTAAGGGTGAATTTAGGTATTCAAAATCTCAAAAGACTTGCCAAAGAGAGAGAAGACATAATAGACTCTCTATTAGATGAGGCTATAGATGACCAAGGTAATTTAATATAACATACATATTAATTGTATGATATACTATGACCTTAGAATACTTAAGTAACAACTAGATATACTATTATTGTTATTAATAATAATGAATAATGTATACTTAGATTACTTGGTTACATACTAGAGAAGTACCAGTATTTTTTAGTATGTCTTTTATTACTGGTGAGATAAGGAGATAAAGAATGGCTAATATAAGTAAAGCTATTGTGGCTGAAGGTATATCAGGGTTTGTGCATATTGCTTACCCCGATAATTATAAAGGAACGGAGAAGTATAAGATTACTCTCACACTTGACAAGAAGAATGCCGAGATATTTAAGAAAGCAGGTGTAAACCTGAAGGAATATAACGGTGAGCCTCAGGTAAGTATGAGTCGTAAGCTAGACTTCGGACAACCTCCAGTATTTGATGCTGATGGGGAGCGTATCCCTGCTAGTGAATTGTCACAGTTTGGTGACTTGGTTAGAGTTGTTGCCAAAGCAGGTAAAGGAGACTATTCACAGTATGCTTATGTAGATAAGATTAAACTACTACAAAAGAATGAAGAAGCAGGTGAATTAGATGAAGCTGGTGCGTTCTAGTGTTGTTGTTTGATTAACATTGAGAGTCACCTTCGGGTGGCTCTTCTAATCTATGGGATATGGAGGTTATTAAATGAGTAACAGTAAGAAGATTGGGCATACTCAATGCCCTGAATGTGCAAAGAATGGAAGGGATAAATCCCAAGACAATCTTATTTTGTATGAAGATGGAGGAAAGAATTGTTTTTCCTGTGGTTATAATGTATCAGGTGATGGTACTATAAGTAATCACAGCCTATCACATGCAGAAGTACATGAAGAATATAAAGGAGAAGCTGTGTTCCTCACAGACAGGAACATAAGAGCAGAAACATTAGAAAAGTATGGAGTAAAGGCTGTATTAAATCAAGCAGGTGATGTGGTTAAACATCACTACCCCTATTACAGCTCTAAAGGTTCTTTAATAGGACTAAAGACTCGTATAGTTAAAGATAAGAAATTCTTTGGGGTTGGAGACACCAGTGCCAATAATCCATTGTTTGGACAACATTTATTTAAGAAGGGTGGAAGATTTGTAACAGTAACCGAGGGAGAACTAGATGCACTAGCATGTTATGAGATGTTAGGTAGTCGTTATCCTGTAGTTAGTGTAAACAATGGTTCTAATTGTGTAGAGAATATAAAGGCAAACCTAGAATGGCTTGATAGTTTTGAAACCGTGGTATTATGTTTTGATAATGATGAAGCAGGAAGACTAGCAGCTAAAAAAGTATCACCAATATTAGGACCAAATAAAGTGCAGGTTGTTACATTACCTGATTACAAAGATGCATCAGATTATTTATCTAATAAGCAAACCAAACTATTTGGAGATGCTTGGTGGGATGCTAAACCATATACAGTTAGTGGTGTTGCAACCGTAGCAGACATGTATGAAGCCTTGTTAGGGTATAGGAATACCGAACTCATACCATTACCTGAATCTTTTGGTAACTTAAATGAGATGACAAGGGGTGGACTAGCGAGAGGTGAATTAACGAGCATAATTGCACACACCAGTATAGGCAAGACAACTATTCTTAATGAATTGATATACCACTTTGCCATGAAGACTGATGAAAAGATAGGTTGCTTTATGGTAGAAGACAGTCTTGATGAGACAGTTAGAAAGATTGTATCTGTACATAAAGGAGTTAACTTATCTCTTGTGACTCCCAAGGACTTAGATGTGGAAGACATAATGATGGATGCTAAAGAGGTGGGATTAGGTAGTACGGTACAATTACATGATGATGGAGGAGGAAGTATTGAAATTGAAGAGATGTTTGCCAAGATTAGGTACTTTATTAAAGGCATGGGCTGTACTGTCATACTTGTTGACCCATTACATACAGCAATTAAGAACTTATCCAATGAGAATATCGAAGAGGTAATGGATAGGTTCATTAAGTTATGTAAGGAGACCAAGGCTTGTGTGATATTGAGTACACATACACGTAAGCCTGATGATGGTAGTCACCCTCACAAGATTAGTGAGTATGATGTTAAGGGTAGTGGTGCTATACCACAAGCATGCCATAACAATATACTATTCTCTAGGGATAAGTTGGCAGAGGATGAGTATGAAAGGAATGCTACTAGGATAAGGGTTCCTAAACTTAGGAGGACTGGACAAACAGGTGAAGGTGGATGGACTTATTACAATCCATTAGAAGGAAGACTAGAGAAGGGAGTATCACCTGGAATAAGGGAGGCAGATATCAATGGCGATTTTTAGTTGTGATATAGAAACAGATGGGCTGAATCCTACCAAGGTGTGGTGTATAGTAGCACAGGATGTGAGGACAAAAGAAAAATTAGTGTTCACATATCCTGACTACATACACTATGACATGGAAGGAGGTAGTGAATACTTTAATGACTGGGTAAATAAAATAGACACCCTAGTGTTTCATAATGGTATTGGTTTTGATATACCAGTATTAAAGAAACTATTAGGAACAAGTTTTGACACAGTTAAAATAGAAGACACTCTAATAATCAGTCAATTAGATAATCCAAGGATAGATAAAGGACATTCACTAGCTAGTTGGGGTGAGAGGCTTGGGTTTCCTAAAGGAGACCACACAGATTGGTCTGTTTATAGTAAAGAAATGTTAAAATATTGTATCAGAGATGTTGAAATAACTACTAAATTATATAATCATTTTAACCTTTCAAGTTTTAGTCGTGATGCTATTGAATTAGAATATAAAATAAAGGAGTATTGTAGTGAACAAGAAAAGGATGGTTGGTATTTTAATGAGGATGGGGCTATTAGACTACTACAAAAAATATCAGGTGATATTACAGAGGTTGAGTCAGAAGTTAGGGAAGTTTTTAAACCACTACCTGTGTTTCACGAAGTCAACAAGGCTAGTAAGTACAATGATTCAGGGAGTAGAAGTGTACGTTATAAGAACCAACTGGATAAAGGTTGTCACTGGACTGCTGATGGTAAGTGGGGCTACAATACTTTTGATGAATTTAATTTAGGAAGTAGACAACAGATTGCCAAGTACCTAATGAACTTTGGATGGGAGCCTAGAGTATTTACTGATAAAGGTAATGTTAAAGTTGATGAGACTATACTAGAAAATGTAGAAATACCAGAGGCTAAACTTATTGCTAGGTATTTAATGTTACAGAAACGTAGAAGTATGTTAGAGTCTTGGTTAGATGCATATAATGAGCAGACACACTGCATACATGCAAGGGTACATACTATAGGAACTGTAACAAACAGAATGTCTAGTAGTGCTCCTAATCTACAACAGGTTGTTGCTAGTGATAAAGAGTATGGAACAGAAATGCGTAGTTTATTTACAGTACCTACTGGCAAGGTCATAGTAGGTGCTGACCTCAGTGGACTAGAGTTAAGATGTCTAGCACACTACATGAAAGATGAGGACTATATTAATGAGATATTGACTGGTGACATACATACAAAGAACCAAAAGTCAGCAGGACTTAAGACTAGAAGTGAAGCCAAGAGATTTATCTATGCATACCTATATGGTGGTGGTGATAAATTAATAGGTAATATTGTAGGTGGTAGTACACAAGTAGGCAGAAGAATAAAGAAAAAATTCCTTGATAATACCCCAGCGTTACGAGAATTGCGTAGGTTGGTAGAAAAGGCTGCAGATAGGGGGTACCTAAAGGGGTTAGATGGTCGTAAGATTTTGGTAGTCTCTAAGCATTCTGCATTGAATTTCTTATTACAGAGTGCAGGTGCGGTAGTAGCTAAAAGAGCTTGGGTTATATTCCATGAGAAATGTACGTTACCTTATAAACAACTAGGTGTTATACATGATGAAATACAAATAGAATGTTTGCCTGAACATGCAATACAAATAGGCAAGCAGGTGGTGTCAGCAATGAGAGACACTACAGATTATTACAATTTACGTTGCCCAATAGATGGCGAGTATAAAATAGGGAGAAGTTGGGATGAAACACACTGATAATGTAAACCCTCTTTATATTAGACCAAAAGTTTAACTACTTAGAGGGTAATGTGATAAAATACATAACTAGATATAAATATAAAAACGGTTTAGAAGATGTAAAGAAAGCAAGATGGTATATAAATAAGTTAATAATGGAGGTAGAAAATGAAAAACATTAATACAGTAGTACAAGATGTATATAATCTAATGGAAAAAAGAGAACATACAGGAGACTTAAACAAGATAGCAAAGACTATAGGTGAGGAAGTAAGTGAGTCTGTAGTAAATGCACTTACACCTAGAGAAGAAAGTACAGGACTGAGAATGTCAGGTATAGGTAGGTGTGAGAGAGCACAGTGGTATGGGATTAAAGGATATACTTCAGAACCAATAAAAGGAGATGTGTTCTTAACATTCTTACAGGGACATATAATGGAAGCAGTTTTACTTGGGCTTGTTGAGTTAGCAGGACATACAGTGGAAGGAAAACAAGGTAAGCATACTGTTGAAGGTGTTAATGGTGCACAGGACTGCATCATTGATGGTGAGTTAGTTGATGTTAAGACTGCCAGTGACTGGAGCTTTAAAAATAAATTTAAAGATGATGGAATAAAGGATGACTCGTTTGGATATATAAAACAACTCAGTGGGTATGGTAAGACAGAAGATAGGGAAAAAGGATACTTCTTAGCTTTCAATAAAAACAAGTCAACTCTTAAACTTTGTGAACAAGAACTGGAACAGGATGTTGATAAGCATATTTCACAATTAAAAGATAAGATGAATAAAGATGAACCACCTATGCGTGTAGCCAAAGCCACTACTTTCGGAAAGGATGGAAGAGAAAGACTTAATATGGTATGTGCATTTTGTGGACACAAAGAAAATTGTTATAGTGCTATAAGTGAAGAAACAAAAGGAAATTTTACATCCTATTATGTAGATAATATAAGAGGAAACTTCTAATGATAACGCTTAACGAACTCAAACAGAGAGTAGCTCAGAACTATGACGTTTGTTTGATTTGTGATGAGTTAGAGATAGAGCCTGAAGAACTGCTTGACTTGTTTGAGAAAAGACTTTGGGCTAAACGAGAAAGATTTGAAGAATATTATGAGGAGCGATAATGAATACATTTGATATATACATACTGTTTAACCTATGCTTGGTGGTACTAGGTGGTTGGTTCATGTACCGACATGGTGAGAAAAGATATGAGGCTGCGGTATTAGATACTATACTCATGCACCATGAGGGAAGACTAACATACAAAGCTTACATGGAGAGTGGAGTGGAGATGTTGGACATACAGATAGCACCAATGGAGGACTAATGAAGAAGAAACAACATCCTCTAATAAACAAACTGAAATATGCTTTAAGGTATGATAGGATATGGCATACTAAAGTATTCTTAAACAAAAAGAAAGAACAAAAAAAGAGAGGAGTAAAAGAATGAACCAATTACCAACAGACTATCAGAACTTCATAGCATTAAGTAGGTATGCTAGGTGGCTACCTGAAAAGAAAAGAAGAGAGACTTGGAAAGAGACAGTATGTAGGTACTTTGACTTCATGGAGAAACATTTAGAAGAGAATACAGAGTATAAGCTGACACCTACAACTAGAAGAGAGCTAGAGAATGCAGTAGTTAACTTAAAGATAATGCCTAGCATGAGAGCACTGATGACAGCAGGTCCAGCCCTAGAGAAGAACCACATAGCAGGATACAACTGTGCTTACTTAAGTGTGGATAGTCCTCAAGCATTTGATGAGTGTCTATACGTATTGATGCATGGTACTGGTGTAGGGTTTAGTGTAGAGAGACAACACATTAATAAACTACCTGAAATATCAGGTATGTTCACAGAGAATGGTAAGGTCATTAAGGTTACTGATAGTAAGGAAGGATGGCAACAAGCATACAAAGAACTACTAGCTAGTATATGGAAGGGTAGTGTACCCCAATGGGATATGTCTAATGTCAGACCTAAAGGTGCAAGGCTTAAGACCTTTGGTGGTAGGGCTAGTGGTCCTGAACCTCTGAACGAACTGTTCCATTTCTCTGTAGATTTATTTAAGAGAGCATCGGGTCGTAAGCTGACAAGCTATGAGTGTCATAGACTGATGTGTAAGATAGCAGAGATAGTAGTAGTTGGTGGTGTACGTAGGTCAGCACTAATATCTTTATCTAATTTAACAGACGAAAGAATGAGGCATGCTAAGTCAGGTCAATGGTGGAGTGATACACCTGAGATGGCACTAGCTAACAACAGTGTATGTTATACAGAGAAACCTGACATAGGAATATTCATGTCTGAATGGTTAGGATTATATGAAAGTAAGTCAGGTGAGAGAGGTATATTTAATAGGGAGGCTGCAGTTACACAAGTAGAAAAGACTGGTAGGAGAGATACTAACCACCAGTTTGGATGTAACCCTTGTAGTGAAATCATATTGAGGGACGGACAGTTCTGTAACCTAACTGAAGTAGTAGTACGTAGTGGTGATAGTGATGTAGATATAGTAGAGAAGATAAGGTTAGCTACTATACTAGGAACATTCCAAGCTAGTCTAACTAACATACGTAGGCTACGTGCCAAGTGGTTACACAACACAGAGGAAGAGGCACTGCTCGGTGTATCATTAACTGGTATCATGGACAACTCTTTGACGAACAAACCAACAGACAAGTTAGAAGATGTATTAGAGACTTGTAAGTTAATGTCTATACATACCAACAAGATATGGTCGAAGAAGTTAGGTATCAATCAAGCTACTGCTACTACTGCTATTAAACCTAGTGGTACAGTAAGTCAGTTAGTTGATAGTGCTAGTGGTATTCATACTAGACATAGTGACTATTACTTGAGGAGAGTTAGAGCAGATGTTAAAGACCCTATAGCACAGTTGATGGAAGATGAGGGTGTACCTTGCGAGCCTGATGTAATGAAACCTGATAGCGTTCAAGTCTTTACATTCCCTATGAAAGCTCCGAAGGGTGCAATACTTAGAGATGATAAGACAGCTATACAACAGCTAGAGTTATGGTTAATGTATCAAAGACACTACTGTGAGCATAAACCTAGTGTCACTGTCAGTGTCAAAGAACACGAGTGGATGGAGGTAGGTGCTTGGGTATACGAACACTTCGATGAGGTGAGTGGTGTATCATTCTTACCACACTCTGACCACACATATCAACAAGCTCCATATGAGGACTGTGACAAACAAACTTATGATGAGGCAAGACGTGCTATGCCTAAGGCTGTAAACTGGGCTAGAATCGAAGAATACGAACTCTCAGACACTACTAAAGGTATGAAGACTTTAGCTTGTTCAGGAAGTGTTTGTGAGATGGTAGATTTAATTGAAGAAGAGAAGGACATAGAATGAAAGATAAATTATTAGTATGTATGAGTGGTGGTCGAACATCTGCTTATATGACCTATAAATTATTAAATGAGTATTCAGATAAATATGAAATAATTGTTTGCTTTGCTAACACAGGACAAGAGAATAATGAAACTTTAAATTTTGTTAATGAGTGTGACAAACAATTTAACTTTAACACTATATGGTTAGAAACAGTAGTTCATCACAACGAAAGGAAGAGTAGTACCCATAAAGTTGTAACTTATGAAATAGCTAGTAGAAAAGGCGAACCTTTTGAAGAAATGATAATGAAGTATGGATTACCTAACGCTGGTAAACCGTTCTGTACTAGAGAACTTAAAGAAAATCCAATACATTCCTATATTAAATCTATAGGGTGGAAAAGAGGTTCTTATTTTACTGCTTTAGGAATACGCACAGATGAGCCTAGAAGAATAAAAAGAAATAAAACTATACAAAATAAAATATATCCTTTAGTTGATTTATTTCCTACAGACAAAAAGGATGTTATAGATTTTTGGTCTTCTCAATCTTTTGATTTACAATTAGAAGACTACCAGGGAAATTGTAAATGGTGTTATAAAAAATCAACTAAAAAATTACTACAGATAATTAAAGATGATGTATCAAATTTTGATTTTCCTATAAGGATGGAGAATGAGTATGGTAAAGTAGGGAGAAATAGTATAAATGGAGTGGTTATAAAAGAACCTAGAACATTATTTAGAAACTATATGACAGGAGAAAAAATGATAGAACTATATAAGGAACTACAGTTTGAACAACTACCTTTGTTTTTTGATTCAGAAGAACTGGAAGGATGTGCTGAGTCTTGTGAGGCTTTCGTAGAAGGAGGATTAGAATGAGCTACTGGGATATAAAAGGTAAGGTAAATAAGATGGTTAAAGACCACGAGAAAACAAAGATAAAAAATAGAGTAGTACCTTGGTGGCATAGGGATGAGTTTATACGCAGAGGTCCTGACAAGAGGGAGCAAGACAAACTAGAGAAAGAATACTGGAAAAACTGGGAGAAACTGGATGAAGATTAAGACTATACTACCACTACCAACATACACCAAAGGAAGAGGAGACAAGAAGAAAACAAATCTTCTTAGCCTGAATGTATTTAGGAACCTACACCACTACTCTAAGAACAAAGTTAAGCAGGACTATGCTGACATAGTGAGAGAGTTTGTAAAGACACTACCTAAATACAAGAAGATACAGCCTAAGTACACACTGTATTTTAATAACAACAGAAAGAGAGACCTAGACAACTATACGTTTCCTATACATAAATTTCTAATGGATACTTTAGTTGAAGAGGATGTGCTTGAAGATGACAACTATGATTATGTCACTGGCTTTAGTACAAAGTTTGGTGGTATAGATGAGAACTATGTAATGATTGAAATCAGAGGAGAATTAGATGCCAGTAAATAAATCAAAAGATATAAAAGAACTAAAGAAGTTTGATGTTGACCTAGAGTTTGGTCAGGTGTGGGAGAAGTATATAGATGATATGTTCTCAGGTGCAAAGACTTGTGAAGTCAAGACAGAGAGAGATAGGTGGGCAGGTACTGGTAACATATGTATAGAAGTAGAAAGTTATGGTAGACCTTCAGGACTTACAAGTACAGAGGCAGACTTATGGGTACACAATCTAGTTAAAGACAATGAACTCGTATGTAGTTTGGTATTTAATACAGACAAGCTGAGGGACATAGTAAAGGAAATGAATCCTTATACTATAATGGGAGGAGACAATAAGGCTAGTAAGATAAAGCTAGTTAACTTGAAGAAATTAATTAATGGGTTTCTTGTTAAGTAGTTTATTTAATATCAGCATGAAATTAGGGTCTATGACATCCTTAGGTCTTCCTAAGGGTGCTTCATTATAATACCTACTTATAGCCCAGTATGAAAAATTCTCTGCAAACCATTCATTGTAGTCTTTCTTTGAGTGGGTACTATTGTGTTTTCTGTCCTCAAGATTTTTAAAATTCTTTTCTAAGAAAGACTTAAGCCCTTCTTTTTTATTGATTATATGATGACCAAGCTCATGGAACATTAAAGACTTTAATTGTAATTCTTTAGTGCTGTATAAGGAAGAAACCAATGGATACTGTGGCTTTATTAGACCAGGGTTGGCTTTATATTCTTCAATATAACTTAGTTTATTCTTTCTGAAATGATTCTTTTTACTCCATCCAAAATCATCATAATGTGTATTCACATACTTAGGAGAGAGATACATAAAGTCAGGTCCCATCATTCCTCCAACATTATGGACTACCATCTTACCCTCATCCTCTTCTTTTACCGTACCTTCATTAGCTTTTATTTTTGCATCAGTAGCTATAACAATCCCTCTAATTTTTCTAAGTCCCATCCCCCTTGTTATTTTAAACATTTCTTCTTCTGTTTCTTCTTTTAAATCCTTAAATTCTGGATTGAATTTCTTATCGTCTACAGTTTTAAATCTTTTACTGTTTACATTCTCCTCAGATAAGGCTTTATCAATGTCCCCTTGCATAGGAACATTCTTAATATTAGGCTGATAACCAGGAACTTTGCTTAGGCATGTCTTCATTTGTCTAACTGCTCCGCAAATATAGTACCTGCTAATGTTTTAGTAATCACTTTAATAACATCCTCCATAGTTTCATCATCATCGGCATCAAATATACTCATAAACCACTTACTAAACCCATCTATTGTAGACACTGCAGCAGGAACAATTAAATCTCCAGGTCTTTGTGCTGTCACATAAGGCACACCAACAGCACCCACAACATCAAGTGGAGTTGTTTCTTTATCAGAACCCCTTATTTCTTTCTTCATCTCAACAACCATAGTTGCCATTGCGAGAGCCATAGCAGTGGAGATTAATGAGTTCATTGAACCAACAATAGCTGGTGTACAAGCCTTAGGATTTAAAGTCTTCATTGTTCTCTTGGCTATTGTATTACTAAAAAGAATAGGGAATGACTTGAGTTGAGCTAGTAGCTGTAAGTCTGGATTAGACATCCAAAGAGGTCTGTTACCTACTTGTGGTTCTAAGGCAACATCAGTAGTTATCTTACGCAACCAAGGAACTAACATATCCCTAACACTAACACTGGTTCCATTCTCTTTAGTAAACCTAGTATCTAACCACTTATCATTAAGGATGTCTACCTTGCCTTTATTAAGTCTAACCATTTGTTTAAAGTCACCAACTGTCATACCATTCTCTCTCAACTCACGCTGTAATCCAGAAAGTTTAACACCTTTGAGTCTATTAACTTTATTTGCCTGTCCTTGTATCATCTTAAGTCCAGCAGCAGCAGTCCAAGTACGCACAGCATTAGTGTACTGTGTAAGAAACAAACCACCAGGAGACCTAAAGAAAAGAGAAAGATGTGGATTATAGTCTCCAGCCATCATCATTTCTATCTTCTCATTGACCTTAGGATTTGTAGCCTGACCCATAACATTTAATAGTGAACGACCAAAAGACTTATCAATTTCCTTACCTCTTTTACCACCATAAATAGTACGCTTCATTCCTTTTAATGCATACCCTGCAACTGTAGGAAGTGCCTTCAACATATTCATATAACCAACACGACCAGGAATCCACATAGGCTCTGTTAGTGATGCGAGAGTGGCAAGACCTAGTAAGTTTATGGCTGTGAATGTAGACAATCCTTTTGAAACACTTTGCCATATCCTTCTGTCATCCGTCTCTGGTCTATTATATACATTATGTTCTGCATCATACATATCCCAAGCAGTCTGAGCACCTTGCTTACTTAGCACTCCCTTCTTAGTAAGTCTATCAATAGCACTTGAAAATCTTTCAGCATTATTACCACCAAATGTTTTGGTTGATGCTGCTCTTACAGATGCTGCAGTTAAATAATCCTGCATGGAATTGAAGGCAGATGAATTTCTAAATTTAGAATCTAAAGCATCCCAATTCTTATTCCTGGATTTTTCAAAATATTTTCTACCTTGACCACTCCTTTTTCTGTCTTCTCTTATTTGTTTAGATGTGAGTATTGTAAGGTTCTTACCATTAATTATATCATTAGCTATTCTCTCAGCTTCTTCTTGTCTCATTTCTAAGGTAACATCTTCTTCCTTAACCCCTTCAGGTACTACTTCAACATCATTGACAAGACTTTCTATGAAGTCTTGTTTATATTTCTTAACTGCTTTGTGGTCTATACCACGTGTTAAATATCCTTCTGTATAACCCAAACTAACATCTGAATCTTTTAATACAGAACTTAAATCTTTATACACCTTGTCACGTATACTTTTAACTTCATTAATATCTTTCTTTAATTCTTTTACATCCTTCCTGCTTAACAGTTTACGAAGTGCTTTCTCTTCAACTTTAGTAACCCTATTCTCAAGAGACGCACCAAAATAGGCATCTATTTCTGGAGCCACTGGTCTCTCACCCATCTCACCCATGAAAGGAATTTTATTAGCCCATTTAGATTGTATATCTAAAAACCTTTGAGCAAATGTATCTAGGTACTGGTGTTTCAAATCATGGAATGAAGTCTTTCCTTGAGTCTCACCAGACATTGTCTCTGTTCCTGTGAATGCACCAAAAATTTCAGTATGTAAATCATGTACATCTCTGCCAGTCTTGGTTTTATTTAAAGCACTTTTAAATTCATTAACTGAGCGACCAAGCCCTTTACTAATAAGTAAATCACCAAATCTTTTTATTGGTCCTTTACTTCTTTCAGGAACATCATATAGCTCAAGTTCAATGTCAAAGCCTTCAGGCTGAGGACCTAAATTAAGTGCTGTCTCATAATCAGAACCACTCTTCAGTCTCTCATTTGTGTTTAGACTTTCTAGTAAATTAGTGCCTTCCTTAATTGTTTTATTAAATGAACGTGCATCAGAAATACTTTGTGGTGAACCATACACAGGTCCTCCACCCATACCTCCAGCTAGAGCTGATAATAACTGTCCCTTACCTTCTTCTGTTTTAGCGTGTTCAATACCTGGGTCCGAGGCTGCTTGAATATTAAGCTGTGCAGCAGTTTCTGTAGCACCCTCTCCAAGAGACAACTTAGCAGAGTTCTTAAGAAATGTCTTCCCTTGTTTTAGTATCTTCTCTTTGTCAGCATTCTTTAACCACTTCTCCATATCCTTGGCAAAACTCTTAATATCTTTAGAAGCTGACTTAAATGCTTTCTTTCCTCTACCAATAGTTCCTACAGGTAGAAATTCTAATACTGTGTTTTGTATAGCCTTCCAATATGCTGTGTCTCTTTCCTTATCAGATAACTCACTAACTTTTTTACCATTTAAATGTGCAAGTTCTTGTAGCACTTCGTCATGTATAGTGTTAAATGTAATAGCTGCTGTGCCTGAAGCAACAAGAGCACCAGCACCCATAGCCCAAGGATTGCCTAATGCTATAAGCCTTTGAGCAATAAATGCACCACCATATATTATACCCTGTTCATGTGCTTGCTGTTTAATACTTTCAAAAGTCCAGCCAGGCACACTATCAGCCTTAGTTACAGGTCCAGGATAATCAGGAACATATCCTTTTACTTCTTCATCACCTGTTTCCTCCAGTTGTTGGAAGAAATTAGTTAAGAAACCAGGAACTTGTAAGCCAGTCTTTTTTGTATAATAATCAGCCAGTTCACCAAAGCCACGACCTTGTCTTTGTTTGAATGATGCCTGTGAGAACCTTAAGTCTGAGGTATAGCCAGCATCATCAGCACTAACACCATCAAAATATTTAGCAAACTTAGACTCGTCAGTCTCTTCAATACTTCTACTAGAATCTGTGTCAAAATATTTAGCAAACTTTTCATCATCAAAATCTTGTACAACAGCAGACGATGTACCGTCAAAGTATTTTCCCCACTTATCTTCTTCTGTTATATTAGCCATTGTTATTTGTTATTTTCTTTTTTCTTTTTTTCTTTAACTAATTGTTGTGCTGCTAATTTCAAAGCCACACTAATAGGAATAAACTGACCATCAAGACTAGCCTGAAACATTGCATCACTAGCTGCAAGTGCAATTTGGTGAGACAAAGATTGTTTTTCTTCAGTAGTGAAGTCCCTGCCAAACCATCTCTCATTTAACTCCTCAGGCAAATACTCTGCCACTGCTTTAGCAAGGTGTGAAGGATTGGTTTTAGCATAACTAAGAAGACGGTCAATTTCTTTTTCATCAATTTTAGCCTGTGCTGCCATAGCATTCTTACCAGTCAATGCTTTATTCTTAGCATCTGCTATGGCTATGTCAGACCATCTCTCAGAAGCCTTCCCATCCAGACCCCAGCTACCAGGTGCATCCATCTCTCTTATAAGCTCACCCATTCTGTACAAAGGATTGTCCCATCCACCAGCACCACCAGGTGTTGCAGACATTAGTTTATCATACCATTCCATTTCTTTAGGTTTTGTTTTTATTTTATTCTTAATAGGTTTTTCATTTTGTACATTAAGTGCAGCTTGTACATTCATTGCTTTCTTCAAGTCTGCCTGAGCACTAGATGATGTTGTTAAGTCCTTAGATGGTGTTGTTAAGTCTATTGGATACATTATTTCAGGAACACCGCTAACATGTTTAAAACCTTTACTATCCCTATACCCATCATAGAATACACCACCCGATTGACCTTGTATGTCTCCGCTACCATCAGGTAGCCCCACCTCCTGTGCAAATCTAGCAGTAAGGTTTCTTATTTTAGACTTTTCTTTATTAGATAATGTATCATAAGTTTTTTCAGGAGGTAAACCATCAGGATATAATTGATTCCTTGCTTTTTTCAAGTGCTCAGCATACAATTCTTTAGTATTAGTCGTATGCTGTATAGGTCTTATACGAGAACCTTGATTGAATTTATCTCCGAAAGGCATTCCTTTAGGTGCGTTAACCTCTCCACCACCAAAAACACCACCCACAAAAGGTAAACTACCTAAGCTATCACGACTAAGCCAGCCTAAAGAACCTTTAGTAGGGTCATACTCTCCAGTATTTCTAGGTTGCTTAAACCAAAACTTTTTCCACTCACCATCCTTAATTTTCTTCAAGGCATTGGCTTTTTCTTTTTCTGCAAGTGAGCCTGTTCCATACTGGTATGCATCAGCTTCCTTATCAAGAGTGTTCATTCTTTTTAATTGTTCTCCACGTGCTTCATATTCAGAATCAGTATAGAATACACCACCAGAACTCTCACAAAGCCCTCTATTGTATGACGAATGCACACCACTTTTTAAAATACAGTAACCCATTATTTTCTCCTAATTAATTTACCTAGTCTTTTATCTTTATAAAATTGTGCTATTGCAGCTTTTCTAGCATCTTCATCAAATGCTACTCCGTGTATATTAACATACCTGTATTTAGCATCTTCAAGATATTTATCCAGCTCTGCTTTCTCTGCTTCTGCAGCTTTAATCTCATCATCACCACTCAACCAATCCGTAAAGTCACCCCATATACCAGATGCTGTATTAGCCATACTGTCATAAGTATCTAATACATATTCTCCAGCATCAAATGCATCGGCTGGTATGTTAGGCACATTATTCCATATACTATTTAACTGTGGACTATACTCATCATATATAGAGTTTAAGGAGTTATAGGCATCAGACCATATGCTTGGTTTTTGTTGTCTTTTAGGAGAAGGTGTGTATGGTTTGTTTAGTATAGCATTAGGTACAAAATTAGAAGGGGTTGGGTCATATATAGTACCACTCATGTCTCTACGACCCATCATATACTCACGCATACTATCATCACTACCATCTATCTGAGGAAACTGTTCCATATAATCCATTCCTGGACCCATGTCCGCACCATCCCACCAGCTCTCTTGAACTCCTCTAGTGTCACCTGTGTAACCAGTATAATCTCTTACTGGTGAAGTTTCCCTAGCAGATATAACACCTCTGCCTGTGCTTACTGGTTGATAAGCTGGAGCACCTCTACTAGTAGACACTGGTTGATGAGATGGAACACCTCTCCCCGTACTTCTTGGTTGGTAAGCGGGGACACCTCTACCAGTAGGAACAGCCTTAAATGCAGGTTCTATATCCCTAGCTTTCTTCCTACCAAAATCTGCAAAGTGAGCATAATCTGCATTAGCACCTTCAGTACCATCTAACTGTATCCTACTACCGTGGTCCAGATAGAGTTGCTTAAATGCCTTAGGAGAAACATCAAACCTTTTACCAGTCTGAGTGTCTACTACCTTTATCCTAACTTCATCTTCCCAGTTCATTTATATATACCAGTATTAATTATAGTTGCCAGTAATCATATTCCGTTGCTGGTTCAACGTAGGTAGAGACAGGGTCAATATTCATACCATCCCCTGCATTAACTACAGCAGCATGAGTAGCAGGTACTGTATTCCAAATACTAGGCGTTGCATCCCTTGCAGCATTATCTTGAAGATAACCCATAGGTCCTGCTGCGACAGATGCTGTTACTTCTGGTTTGCTTTTATTTGCATTAAATTTACTCTGTACAAAATCTGTTATTAAGTCAGGAATGTTAATATCATCTGCTTTACTAAGAATACCTAGTGGGTTAATCCAATCAAATATATTACTAATGCTTTCCTTGTCTATGTTACTAAGTAGACCTCTTTGGTCTCCAGGAATTATCTCATAGTCTCCTACTCCAGGTGCAACAAACTCACCCTCATCACCATAGTTCCAAGGTGCTAATCCTTTATATCCTCCTTCAGGGTTTGCCCAGTCTGGAGTTTCTGTTCTAAGTCTTTCTGCAACATCCATACTTCTTCTTGCTGAATATACATCACCAGCTTCGACTGCTAACCTTGCAGCATTCTCATGTATTTGTGCCTTTTCAAACCTATTCATAGCATCCCATTCTTTAGGTGACTGTCCAGGTTTCTGTGCTTGATTGAAATAGAAAGAGCTTGTCATTTCAGGAGTACCATCCTGTTTAATAACATGGCTAGTGTGTATAGGTAATCCTGAGCTATCATCAAACCCTGGTCTTGATTGGACCTTTGCTGAGTTACTAAGCAAACCACCTGTTAGGCTACCACCACCTGTATTGTTCATAGTACCTGTGTAGCCTGGTCCTCCAACTATGTATGGATTTCCCATACTACCATAGCCACTAGAATAGTAACCATTGTTCTGAGGTACTCCATATGTATATTGTCCTGTATTATTTATTGGCATATTATATACTCCTTAAAAATCCATTAGTTGGATTAAATGCTAAACTACCAATCTGTGCTAGACTACCCATTGTACTCATAGGACCTCTTCCTGGAGCAGTTGTAATTCCTGCAGGTCCTAGTAGACCTTGAGTTCCAGACAAAGCACCTGTATATTGTGACAGTTTATTGTAAGGTAAGTTCTGTTCAAATGAATGTTGAGATTGTGCATCTTGTATTAATGCTTGTTCTCTAGCTTGTTGGTCTCCACCTGATGCACTTAGTGCAGCATAAGGAGCAAATCCTGCAGTCATAAGACCTCCTGTTTGTCCTAATGTACTACCTTGATGACTTAATCCTTGACCATAGGCATTACCATATATACCAGCAGCAGCCCTAGTTGCAGCATCTGCTGCCCCGCCTAATGCTAGTCCTTCTGCTATACCTTGTCTACCACCACCATATCCTCCTGATACAATAGCATTCTGTCTTATGCCTGCTAGTTGTGGGTTGAGTTGGCTCATGGCATCTTGTGCTGCAGCATTTGCCATTCCACTTACATATGGATTGTTAGCTACATCTAATACATTAGAACCTGTACCATATTGATAAGCACCAAGTGCTGGGTTCATTACATTAGGTGCACCTTGTACTGCCCAGTCTCTTACACCAGCTTGTGCTGTTAGTTGGTCAGGACTAAAGTGTGCTTGTGTTTGACCTGAGTAATACTGAGGTGTAAAATCATTGTACATGTTCTCGGCTTCAGCATAGCCCTGCTTTATATAGGGTTGAGCTGCTGACCAAGGCTCTCCCGTTGTAGTTTCTGTGCCACCGCCTTTACTCATACTATCTCCTTAGAATATACTCTAACTTGTTCTTTATAATTAATATCTTTGAGGTAATTACCCCAACCTTTTCTACCAAATAACTCAATGTGCTTGCAATCATTTTCTTTACCATATCTTTGTAATAATTCATCGGTCTCATTCCTCCAGCTTTTAAATTCCTTACCACTTAATAACAATACTAATAGTATGTTCATCTGTGGGTATTTTAATATCTGTGTAATAAATGCACCCTGTACGTTCTTATCAAATTTAATCCATAACTGCATCTGTTTATTCTTACACAGTTCTCTAATGTCATCAGAAGTATACTCGTCTATACCATACTCAAGTGCTGACTTAATATACTCATCAACATATCCCCACCACATGTCAATGTCTTTCGACAATATCCCTTCAATCAAAGTTTACTCCACGCTCCTGTAGATAAGTATATGTACAGTCCTTCACCTGTACTTCCTGGGTTCCAGTCAGAACCATCTGCATATCTTATGTCACCTGTTC